TTTCCTTTTTGTAATACATCTAGGTTTCAGATCGTTGAACCTTTAAGTTTCCAGTGCTACCCTGTTGGTGGTGGATTTAAGGAGTGGCATACCGAGAGATTGAATGCTCTACCTGGTACTGCCTTCAGACACCTAGTCTTTATGACATATCTTAATGATGTACCTGATGGTGGTACTGAATGGTTTCATCAAGACCTTTACGTACCAGCAAAAAAAGGTTATACTGTCATATGGCCTGCTGATTGGACTCATTTCCATCGTGGAAGAGTCAGTAATACTTCTGAGAAGAAGATCATTACAGGTTGGTTTGCTTATGTCTGAGGAGACCTACTACCAATACCTATTACAACAGTATCGATTAGCTATGCAAGATCAAGGGGCAATCCCTAAAGAAAGTCAGGATGAGTTATGGAATAGAGCACTTGATATTTTCATCGAGTCTGTCCATAAACCTGACAACGCACTACGCACTTGTGCTCACAACCAAAAGTGCTATAATGAACTGATGTGGATCCGAGAGGACATCATCGACCACTTACACAAACTACGGAGAAAGTAAATGACTTGTGGATTACATGGAAAATTGGATGCTGCTGTTACAGCAGTGAAGACAGCACTCACTACTGCACTAGACGCAGACATTGCTGAGAAAGATTTAGAAGATATACTAGCAGCATATACTAACCTTAAGTCTGTTGCTAAGAGAGTACCAACTGGTATTACATTTGTTCCTGATACAACACTTGGAGATACTCTTCAGTTTGATAGTGATATTAATATCGACACATCAGATTACGTTGGTGCTGCTGAGACAGTGACCTTCGGTGGAGATCACATTGCTGGACTGGGATCTGACGTGATAACCTTTGGTGATGACATCGATAAGGATATCTGATTGGGGGTAACCCCACCTTTAGGGGTTGACAGAAATTTAATCTTTGCTATATAATTATGTAACGTTACTTAACATAAGTTAACAGCATGACACAATCAGTAGCAAGACGTAACACAGTTACTGAGTATGGTAAGCAAAACATCTTTGCTAACCAACCTCAGATGGAATACGTTGAGAATTACGAAGGTTACTGGAAGAATGCAGAGTTACTCAATGGTCGCCTAGCGATGATTGGTCTCTTTGCAGCAGTCCATAACTATGCCATCTTCGGATGGATCATACCAGGGATTGCCTAGTCGAGGCAGGTCTCTTTAAATTTCTACCCCTATTTAATCTAAGAAAATGACACCAGAAGCAGAAAAGTTTAACGGTTGGATGGCAATGATCGGTTTCGTAGCCGCAGTCGGAGCATACATGACCACAGGTCAAATCATCCCAGGTATATTCTAATGGGAAATCAAGGTACTTATGATCTCTTTTGGAGATCAAACGGAAGAGCTACTATGGTACTCTTCTGGGTTGGTGTAGCACTCTATACCAAATTCAAATACTTTGCTTAAAGTTTGTAAAGTATAAATACTTATTCAAATATTAAGAAACCTTAACAAATGAGCGACTTCGTAGCCGCATCAGACAGTATATCACCACTAGTAGCAGTCCTCTGGGTCTTTTATCCCATGGCTGCTTTAGTCTTAGTTGAACTTATTCTTCGTGCCATCAATGATGATGACGATGATCAAGATGGTGGTAAAGGTATTAGAATACCAGCATTACAAACCGTACCTTCAGGAGCTTAACATGCCTTTTATATTTTTCGCATGTGTATTAGGATACACAGCACTTAACGGATTACCATTTGTATTTTCATGATCTTCTTAGCAAAACCATCCGTGTATACTTTACCAGGTACATGGGAGAAGCAACCTTTAATTGAGCCTGGTCTTGCTATTCCTATATTAATTGCAGTAGTAGTTGTTGGACTACTAGGCTATGGAATTTACATGACATTTGGTAAAGGAAAGGAAGGACTAAGAGATGAGATCGATGAGCATGCTAAGATGCATGAGCTAGGAATAGCACACGGTCACTCACCTAAAAAGAAATGATTTTTTTAATTTCCTTAATGTCCTTTGCTAACTTTGTATTCTATCCTCTAGTGATAGGATGCATCGTTGCATTTATTATTGAGTCTATCTTCAGAGCACAAGACAAAGCACCTCAAGTGCTTAGATCTATGGCAGTTAGGAAATATTTTTGGAGACAAGCATGGTTGTTCAACATCATTTGGTTCGTCGGATACTTCATACTATTAATTGTAAACAGACCAGGGGCACAGCAGATGCCTGATATGATATGGCAGGGATAGAGACTACATTAATAACTATACCTCAAGGGTGGCATCCACTACTAGAGCTTGCTCTTATAATTACTATAGGAGTGACGTTCGGATGAACAGTGTACCGATTAGAATACTGTCACAAGGAGGAGTGGATCCCCTTGACCAAATACAAGAACCTTAGTAGAATGAAAGCTAACTTCCTTATGAGCATCGCTCAGATGATGCAGAAGGAAGAGATCTATAGCAAACTTAGGATGGTAAGTGATGATTGATGACTGGAGAATTGATGATGGTAAATTAGAAGAGAGGAAGTTGTGCCTTGGGTGCTTTGCTTCTCGCCACATACAGTTAGATAAATCTGTCTATGAATTTTCACATTGGTTTGTTAAGGAAGGCAAACTGAAACCTTATCTTCCCACCGAAGAGAATAATTTGTTACAGAAAGAGGTTGAAGAATTTGCAGGTGACTACTTTAAGATGGCATGTGATGCTATACTTAAAGGATATGATGAGTGGAAGAAATGATTACGGATTTATTCCCAACAAAATTATATGAAGAGAAGGTGTCAAACTATGACACTATACAAGAAGACTTTGCAACGGTAGAAGAGGGTATTGAATGGCAAAACCTATGGAATACTCACCTTATATCTGATGCAAATTTCATAGAAGATATAATACCTGATAGTTTCAGAGAAGAATTACAAAGACATACCTATACTTACACTGGTCGTGATGACTTTAAGGTCTCTGCATCGTGGATGTCACGGTTAGAACCAGGAAATTATAGTGTTGCACACCAGCATGGTCACGCAGATCTGTCTGGTGTTTATTATTATAAGACTACAGGAAAAGATGGAGATTTATATTTTCAAACACCTAACTTAGCAGCAACCACTACAGTCTGGTCTACTCAACCAAACTATGTGTCACTGCCACCAGTGCAAGGAAAGTTATTATTATTTCCTGGTTGGTTAACCCACGGTATACATACGAATGTGTCAAGACATACTCGTATCAGTGTATCATTTAATATAGTATTTGATAGACCATGAAGATTGTTATTGTTGGTAGTGGTACCTCTGGTTGGATGACTGCTGCTGCCCTATGTAAAACATTCCCCAACTGGGACATCACTATGATAAGAAGTGGTGCACCTATAGGGACAGGTGAATCGCTGACACCACATGTCAATCAATATCTACACTTCATGGGTATTGATGATAAGACCTTCCTTACAAAGGCAAGAGCTACATACAAATCATCATCTAGGTTTGAGGATTTCCATAGCATAGGTCATGTCTTTCATTACCCTAATGGACAGTCAATATCTAAGCAACCACAGATGCATAACTGGATGCTTGCCAAGGCTTATTACCCTGACATATGTCCACCATTCGCAGATGTTTTCATGCCCTTCGTTACTATTGCGGAGGAAGGGAAGCTTCCTATGAATGATAGAGCATTATTTCCTTATGACATTTCTAAAGACAGAGCGTTCCACATCGATGGTGCTAAGTTCTCTGCCTATCTACAAGAGACTTTCTGTGACACTCTTACAGTGGTTGATAGTAAGGTTGACTCGGTACGTTACAACGGAAGACGAATATCAGGTGTCTTTCTGGAGAGAGGGCCGTACGACCTCAGGGCACCGTCAATTGATGCAGATCTCTATATCGACTGTACTGGGCAAGCATCTACACTAGGTGGGTCACAGAGTAGTTGGGTACCATACGATAACATTCTTACTGACACTGCTATCGTAAGGAAGAAAGAATATACTGATAAAGATAAAGAGATGTTACCTTATACCAATGCTAAAGGTATGAGTGCTGGTTGGAAGTGGACTATACCAACGTGGGATTATATCTCAGAGGGATATGTATTCTCAAGTAAGCATCAGACTGAAGAGGAAGCGAAGGAAGAGTTTGGTGATGGTAAAGTAATTAAGTTTCGTAACGGTAGATATGAGGACGCATGGGTTGGTAACTGTGTGAAGATTGGATTGTCATATGGATTCATTGAACCATTAGAATCTACATCACTATTCAATACACATCATGGTATCCTTGCACTGATTGATATACTATCTGACATGTGGAACTATGATCCTGGTCAGTTTGAGCGTGACATATACAATCATAATATGAGAGAGCACCTCGATGGATGGAAAGAGTTTGTAGAGGCACACTATTATTATTCAAGTCGTAGAGACACATCCTTCTGGAGAGAAGCAACGGATGAGATACAGTATAAGACTGTTGATGTCCAGAGTGGTGTTGCTACCCATGAGTTTATTAAGTTTCAGATGACAAGTGATGATCCTGTGCCCCATGATCAGACACCCATCACCTTCATCCTTGCTGGCTCAGAGTATACAAATATCAACAAGAGGAGGTATGAGTATCATAAATATCCTCAATTGGTATCAAAAGATACAGTAG